AGAATGGAGCAAGCAATTAAAGAATCCATTTGGACAGATAGTGAAGTTTTACAGGGTTTATTGGATGCGCCGGAGGCAAAGCTAACAATCCGTTTGGATTTCCCAGATGGTTCATTCGCTACAATTGAAAGGGTACTAAATCTATGATCCCTGTAGGAACTACCGTGCGAGTTACCCTTAAAGGTTCTTATTACGACGGGAATATTGGTGTAGTTTACAAGTCTGACAAAGCAATGTCCTTCGTAGAAGTTAAGTTCCCTAAAGAAACCAAGCTAAAGACTTTCCATTACTCAGAACTGGAGATTACCAAATGAGCTATGAGACAGAGGTTTTATCAGCCTTTCCTAAGAAACCTAATAATCTCTTAGCACTTGTAGAAACTCTACGTGTGAACACTGAGTTTACTAATGCGACTGTCGCAGAAAAGATTACTAGGGCTGGATTAAGTCAGGCTGCTTATTACAGGGCTCTGACCCAATTAAAAACAGTAGGTGTCCTTACAGAGCACGGGGTTCCTAAGAAGAGCTTTAACATGCCAGACCATATTAGTAAAGGAGTTCTTCCACCTCAGGGATATAAGTATGTTCACTTGGCAGCTTATCTAAGTAGGTTTAAAGCAGGAGAAGACGTACCACCGTTCAATAAAACCGTTGAAGAGATTTGTAAGGAATTCGCAGGGAAGTTGATGGATAACCCGCTTTTGGCGGCAGATGTAGTTTATGGAATTCAAGACAGGCTAGCGCAACTCGCACTAGCAACAAATGACCTTAGCCAATTTAGAAACATGATGGGGACTGTAAGGCTCCCAGATGAATACTAACCACTAGAACAGGAACGATGACAATGGAACCAGTTAATGAGAATATGGTAAAAGCTTTGGTTGATGTTTTTAATAGCATCCCAAGAGAAATGTTGAATGACATTATGGCACCAGCACTAGTTAATGATTTGGAGACGGGCGACGAAGAACACTTCTGGGAAATTGTTGATTTGTTTAGCCAGCCCGATAATAAGAATCCTTCTGCAATTATCCTACGAGAAGTTATTCGTAGGTTTAAGCATTAAAAGTAATTAGCGTGTGCTAGCTTTTGCAAGCGCGTCGCTAACTCTTGCAAGCGAACGTGTGTTCGGTACTTGACAGGTATGATACACTGACAGGTGGGGCAGAAGACTGCCACGACTCACAAACGACTGGAGAAAGATTAATTATGGAAATTTTCAATTACAGTAACAATTCCACTAATCCCTACAAGGTGGAAGCGCGGCATCAATTGATTCCAACCTGTTTGATTTGCCGTAAGGGTTCGGTCATTATTTTTGATGGTTCGGACTATTTCTCCCATTTCATGCGAGGTGCTTATATTCAGGACGCTTTTCCTTACCTGCCATCTTCGCAGCGGGAACATATCCTCACTGGAATGCACCCTAAGTGCCAGGACGAAATTTACAATTCCTTGGAGGATTTGTAATGAGAATCACAACGGCTGTAAAGATTTCCAATCGGGAAACATCTGCTGAAACTCACGGCATCGAAACTTTGCCAAACAAAGCAGCGTTTATGAAATTCGTTTCTGACTGTTACGAAACTCAAAAAAACGCACCTGAACTTTCCATAACTTTCCGCCTCATCCGAATCACCAAGTAAAGGACAAACGATTAACATGGCAGCACAAAAAGACAACATGGTCGGACTTTTCCAGGACTTGGGAATTGCTGAATTCGATTGGGTAAATGATCCCAATGGTTTCGCATTACTCCTGGTCGAAGAGGCAAATAAGTTGCGTAAGCAATTGCAACAGAGAAATACAATTACGGACGTGGAAGAACGATTCCGCTACGATGCCGTTCATAATTCCGATGCCGTTGAAATAGCTGAGGAATTTATCAACCGCTTTTCCAACGAGCTCTACAATTTCACACCGGAAGTTATGGTGAACATTCTTGCGAGAATGCCAGTTATCACGCAAGAGTTGCATGGAATTGTGCGGGCTACCGCTATGCGTAAGGGACAGCTTTTTAGCCGTCGCCGTTTGCATGGTATGTATATCCGTATTCGCAAGATGTACGAAAGCTACACTGCTTTCTATAAGTCTTTCGATCCAGATACGATGAAAGGTGTTCCCCTTATTCCCGCATTGCCAGGGAACTATTCAGATGATTCCTCACTTGGAATTACTGAGTATGTGTTCTACATCGGGACCACACAATTCTACAACTATTACAACTGTGCCCGTATTTTGGGTATTCAGATTGCGTCCTATATGGACCTTGTGGAATACTTTGAAAAGAATTCAGAATTCGATGGCAAGCCTCTTCGCATGGTAGAGTTGACCCGATGAAAATTACAATTACACCCATTCCAAAGACTCCACTTTGTAAAGTGTGGGTACGTAAAGAGGGTTTCCAATGTGGAAAACCTGCTACCTGTATAGTTCAATGGGATAATGATATTACTATTTATCATCGTTGCACAAAGCATGTTAAAACCCTTATTCAAGGATCAGAAAAGTACGGGACAGAAATTGAGGATTTGCGATGAGCGACGAACTAGAAATTTTGGGTGCTGAGATTCAACAGCTTCGATTTAAGTTGACTGTTGAATCCGCCACCTGTAAAGATGTTGCAAGCCGTAAATTGGACGTGGATAAATACGTTCGTTCGGAAGAGCAGCGTTTACAGGATGAATATTTGCGTGCTGTAGAATTGGTACGCTCTAAGAGGCTGGAACTTGCACGACAAGTAGAAGAGCTTAATGCCTCTGTCAATAATCTTACAGATGAAATTGATCGTAAGAATGTGAAATACGCTAAATTGCTCCAAGCTCGTAATGAGGCGGATGCATATTCTAAGTTGGCAGATGAACTAGCCGAAATTTGCGTAGACTTTCCCGCTTATTTCAAGGCGCACACTTATCAGCATGACGATCTTTTGTTTATTGCTGACGCCTATAAGTCGGGCCGTAATGGCGTGCTTAATGCTAATGACATGGGTCTAGGAAAGACCTATGAAAGCACGGTGTCTCTTTATTTCTTGCGAGAGATGTTCCAAGCACAATATGGTCGCAAACCCCGCATCCTTTGGCTTACTAAGAAAAGCCTTGTTTCAAGTTCCCCTAAGGAAATTCGGGAATGGTGGCCGGACGTTAAGGTAATTACTTCTGAAAAGAGTAATTCCCCCTCGGATCGTGAGTTCGATCTTACCATTTATCTTTCAATTGGTGATATCTTTCTGTGCAACTACGAATTTATCCGCACAACTAAGAGAGCACAAGCAATTGATTGGGATTTGGTAGTTATCGACGAAGTTCACAAGTTGAAAGGTGGAGCTAATCAATCTGGCCCTACTGCAATTTGGGAATCAATTAAGACTGTTTGCCAGAAAGCTAAGTTTACTCTTATGCTTTCAGGTACCCCAATGGTTAATCGTCCGCAAGAAATGTGGAGCTATTTGCACATCTTCTCCCCTGAGAAATTCCCAACTGTTCGTGACTTTGAGTCTAAGTTCATGGACCTTAAAGCAGTTGCTGGAGAAATGCAATTGGTTGTTTCACCTGAGCGAATTCTTAAGGGTGCGCTTAAGGGACAAATGATTCGTCGTCGCCGAGATGAGGTTGGTTTGCAATTGCCGGAACTGACTCGCATCTATAAGACTTTGCAAATGAATCCAGAGCAAGCAGCTTGCTACAAGCAAATGCGAGAGAATTTCTTTGTGTGGCTTGATAGCGAGCGGGAAAAGCCTCTTACAGCTACTGCAATTATTGCACAGTTGACTAGGTTGCGCCAAATTAATGTGTGGCCTGCTGGAATTAAGTTGGTCAATCCTGAGACTAAGCAAGAGTCAATTCTTAACGTGGAAGATTCCTGTAAGATTGACGAAGCAATGGATATCATTGAAACTTCCAATGACCAGGTAGTTATTTTCTCTACCTTCAATGAGCCGATGGAAGAAATCAAAAAGCGTTGTGCTGTTAAGGGATTGACTTGCCAGATTATTTCTGGCGAAACTGTCGCACGTATGGGTGAGTATGAAAATGACTTCCAGCAAGGTAAGTTGGATGTTATTTGTATCAACTCAGCTATGGGTGAAGGACTTAACCTACAAAAGAATCCTTCAAGGTGGCCTGGTGGAAGTTCTACAGGTATTTTCCTTGATCTTTGGTGGAGTCCTGCAAGAAACGAACAATGCGAAGGCCGTGTTCATCGGCAGGGTGCAAATCAAGCCGTAATGATTTACGTGCTTTCAAATGATGCTTCGATTGATGCGTTTATTGAAGGTAAGTTGATGGATAAGAAGCGAGTCTTTGACTCTATTATGGAATCGGATGCAATCCGTCCCGCTACTGAATGGCGAGACTTTCTTGAAGGAGTGTTGTAAAAATGGACGAAAGAATTATTCGTGTTCTGATAACGGAATATAGCTCTTCTTTTTACGGACAAGAAGGTACAGTACTTTCTTGTATTGGAGGACACTTGTTTAAGATTAAATTGGATGAGTATGAAGACTCACTGGCTATGCACGAGTTTGATTTTACTTGGCTTGGAGAGGAATACTAATGAATGTTGGAGATAAAGTCCGAGTAACCGCTCCCTTCTCTAATTACAACGGTTGGGTAGGCGCAGTCAATAGGGTTAGGCGATACCCCGGCAGCCTCTTCCCTGTAGAAGTACTTTTTCTGGAAGAGAACAGATTGGTAGTTTTTGATGACAACGAGTTGGAGGTAATCTAATGACTGTAGGAGAATTAATTGAAAAGCTGAGGGATTTTCCACAAGACGCAGAAATTTGGTATGTATCTCGTGATTCGTATACAGATACAGTTGAAGGCATAGATCACCAACCGGAATTTAAGCGCTGGTCGGGTGCCGATCCGTCTAATGCAGTCCTACTTTTATAAGGAGAACTAGAAATGGAAGAGAGAATTATTCGTGTTCGCATTAGAGAGCGCAACTCAAAGTTTTTTAGACTTGAGGGCACAGTGCTTTACAAATACCCCAGCGGTTGGTTTGCTGTAAAATTGGACGGACCCTATAGTACTATGTCTTTCAAGGAAAGCGAATTCGTTTGGCTTGGAGAGGAATATTAATGGCTTACTGGCAAAACGGAGAAAGGTTAGAAGGACCACCTACTTGGGAAGTATGTGATTCTTGTAACTACAATTTACACATCTGTTGTTTATGTGGGGATGATCTTACTCATGCAGAAGCTCAAGGTGATAAGCATTACAGGGAATGTCGACCGGACCTATACGAAAATGAGGAAACAGAATGAAAGTTGGAGATAAAGTACGAGTCTTGACTATTGCCTCTTCCTTTGCAAAAATGGTAGGGGTTATTAGTAAGATCGAAGATACTAACATATTTCCTATCGAAGTTGTGTTTGCGCCTGGAGAAAAAGGCACCTATTTTAATTCATTGGAATTGGAGGTAATCGTATGAACATTGATTGGTCAGATGTAATCTTTTTCATTTTTCTTTTTACGTTCGGCTTTTGGGCTGTTCGTGGAGCATGGGAAGATATGGGTAAGGATGACTAATATTGAAGAGACGTTGGCGAGAGCTCATGCTTTGTTGCCAGCTAAAACTGTCAAGAAGTTAAACGCCCCTGTAAAAACCTCCACCCCGATTCCTAGGGTTAGTGATATTTACAGGGTGCTTGTGAGACGCACTCGGTGTTATCAGTGGCTCAGTAATTTAACTGAGAAAGAAAGTAACTCAGTAACACTTAAGCATTGGTATCCTGTAGATGTTTATAACACAGAGCCAAGAGTTATTGAGGTTTATCACAATCATCCATTTGGCACTGCTTGTGCAGCACCTAATCTTTGTTTCGATGAAACATTTAAACTTACAGGGGCAGAGAATCCCGATTTTGTTAGGGTGTACAACTTGATGATGGAAAAGAGGAATAGTGTCAGCGAAGAAGCATTGTAGACTTTGCGGAGATTATCTTTACGCAACCGACGAAGATCAATGGGGTCCTAAGGATTTCCAGTGTACTAATCCAGCTTGTTATTCTTTAGATAGAGAAGACGATGACGAAGAATGATGATGCAATTATAGATTGGAGAAGTACGGGTCGCCGAAAAGCTAGAAGGGCTTTGTTTGAAAGTTTCACACCTTTTGCCTGTGCTGTTTGTGGTAAAACTTCAATCGAGCCACCAAAGGACGCGCCAAGTTGGTTTGAAGAAATTTGGCCAGAAGAGAATAGAGTATTGGCATATTCTTTACAGGCCGATCACTTGACAAAGAACCTACAGAACAATTCAGCAGAAGATTTGGAATGGAAATGTTCCCCTTGCCATAAGGCGTCTGATAGTCTTACCGAAAAAGGTGAATCCACTATCGACAAGGGTCTATGGTAAGAACTATGGCTTTCGCTATAGTGCTTTACTAGAGTAGTATGGTACAATAGCATACGTGACAGGGACACCGTGTCCCACTAACCTATACACTAGAAAAGGAAATAAAAAACATGAGTGAGATGAATGATGTTTACGCCAAGCTCCACGCTAGTATTGCAGAAATTGATGAAGTGCTTGATGCACAAACTGCTGATGCAAAAACTGCTGGTAAGCGTAAGCTGACCAATGACTTTATCGAGGCTGAGACTGCAACTTGGGAGCCGATTGTTAATCAGCTCAAGGAATTGCTTGAGAAGGTTTCTCCCGAAAAGCAGATCGGCGTTTATTTCGGTATTGTTCGTGGTCTTGGTACGGAATATTCGACTAAGTTGGCTGCACAAATCGAAGCACTTGTTTCGGCTCAGCCGGTTGTTGAAGTCGAGAAGATTTCTCCCGAAACTCTCAAGCAGCTTTCCGCTACTCGTTCGCAGCTTGCTAAGCAGCTTTCGAGCTTGGTCGAAACCCTTGTTGGTTTTGGTATGAATATTCTTCCCGACGGTACCGAAATGGTCGTTGCAAAGAAGCGTGTTGGTGGTCGTGGTCCTCGTGGAAAGCGTGCGCTTTCTTTCTTCACTTGGAGTGTTGGCGATATTTCTTATGCCAATCTCAAGGAAGTTGTCGAGGCTTACGATTCTTTCGAGAAGGTCGCAAACCTTACCGCAGCAATGCGTGCGGCTGAAATCGACACGAAGAATCCCGGCGATCGTATTGAATTTACTCTTCCCGATGGAAGTATTCTCATCGGTGTTAAGGGTGAGGATGCTCCCGAAACTGATTCGGATGCAGACGATGACGACGACGATTCAGTTGTTGAGACTGAAGTCGAAGACGATACTGATTCCGAGTAATAAAATTAGGAGACTTGCTTTTACGGCTCAGTCTTAAACAACCCGAGAACGGGTGTCCATCCCTAATCTCTTAGAGAGAAAAAAGAATCTAAGAGAGAATACCGTAGTTACCCCAACTCCTGCCAGCTACAACTGTAGAAGTTAGTAATTACAAAAGTGAGAAAGCCAGAGAACACTACTAACGGGTGTCTTGAGAACGGCTTTGGCTTTCTCACTCTAGGGAGCGTGGCGAAATGGCAAACGCTGAGGTCTTAAACACCTCTGATGAAAATCTTGTGGGTTCGAGTCCCACCGCTCCCACAGTTTACAGGTGTTTTCACACGAGACTTAATTGCATCGAGGCAACGCTACGGCGACCGGTGAGCCTGTAAATAAGTACCGCACAGATACGTTAACCTCTATTTGTGTAGGGCTGGTCATCTCAGTAACGCTAAGTAAAGCTACCAGGGGCTATACCAACCTAGTCACAAGGGTGTTTGTAGGTATCGAATCCTACCTGAGATACTAGTTAGTAACTAATTTTGCCATGGGTTAGTTACTAACTGTTCTAACAAACAAAGGAGCATAATGAGAAAGCGTATTGCAACATTCGTATCAATCATCCTACTTGGTGTAGGAATCGGTGTTTCACCTGCCGAAGCCGTTTATCCTAATGATTGTTCTCAACCAACATTCTTTACTAATCGTGTTTGTGTTGACCCAAATGTTGGTGGGTACGGACCTATTTTGTCCGTTTACACAAATGGAGTTTTGTATACTGCCTATCCTTTGCAAGTAGCTTCTAATGGAAGTCCTACACCACTTCCTATCTATATTTATCCAGGACAAACAGGTTATACCTTTGCAGGAATTATCTTGCAAACTGGCTTGGTTGCAGTCTTGCTTCCCGATACTTGGATTGCCAACAGTCCTCACATTCTTGCTTGGAGAATGCCTACAACTGGTGGATTCAATTATATCTCCGGTCTGCTGTCATCTGGGTCACATACTTTTGTGGTAGTTAATAAGATTTAAGTTGTAAATAGGAAGCCCTTAACCGTAAGGAAAGGGTAGCTCATTTATTCTAAGATAGTGAGACAACTTTCGCAAGTAGCTGTTTATCCCCCCGACAGTGAATATCTGTGAACACGGATTCTTGCCCCCCCCATAGTTGGGGCTCTATCACTTCCTATTCAATCTAAAGGTGCAACATCGTTGCGCAAGTACGGCGATACTAAGCCCGTAATCAGAGATGGAAGATGTTAACTCTCTGGCCTTTAGTTCGGGGGCCTTAGCTCAATGGATAGAGCAATAGCTTTCTAATCTATAGGTTACAGGTTCGACTCCTGTAGGCCCCACTATGGAAAACTACACAATTCACAACGAACCTGATTTTGTTCCTGTATATGAAACAGAGGGCGAAGTCACGATTGATAAGAGTGTACTAAGAGCTTTACTTGATCTGGCCACAGGTTCTATGGACTTTGGTTCGGGATTCTGGGATAACGAACAAGTAGAGGTAGCTAGAAAAGTAGCTAAGATTCTAGGAATTGAACCTCGTACTGTTACCCCTACTGACTTTAGCTGTCAGTATGACGGACACGTATTATATAAGGATAGTAAAAACAAAACTCATCAGGCAATAGCTGACCAAGACTACTATACCAACAGATGTTCAGTCTGCCATAGAACAACTAAGGAGAATTAAAATGTGGTGGATTTTCGTAGGTTTGTTTACAGCAGCGTCTGCTGGTACTAGTGTTAAACAAGCAGCTAAAAACGGATTGTTTCGCAAGAAGTAAATTATTCCAACAACAAAGGAGCTGAAATGATCCACTACTACGAACCCGCTGACTCTTGGGTTTCAGGAAAAAACCCTGACGAACAGGGAATGCCTACCACTAATCTTACAGGCGACACAGAAGTTTGCCTTTGTAGAGATTGTGCTACGGCGGCCAGCTTTGGTTTTGGTTACAATTTCCAAGACCTACCGGAAGAGTAATTAGGTCGGCCCTCTAACTCAATGGTAGAGTAGGACACTTTTAATGTCTTAGTTCTGGGTTCGAGCCCCAGGGGGGTCACTATGATTATTAACACTTCAAAGTTTGGTATAGAACCTGTAACAGATTTGGCAACAATTGATGTTCCCAACTTACAGGAGTATCGTAGAGCAATCTTTGGTAGAAGTCCTAAACTAGATATGCTCGCTAAGGTATTGGTAGATAATCCAGGTAAATGGTTCACCTTTAGTGAGCCAGTTTATGGGCGATCTGCTAATAAGTTCTGTGAGTCAATCTATTCTAGGTTAGAGATGCTTACAGATAAACACGGCATTATTTTAGAATGGTGCCATCAATTACCCGAGTGGAATCACTACCACTTGCCACCTAACTACTACCTATACGCCTTTAGGATCTTTGAGACACTGGCCGACGGTTCATTAGCCCCTATCCCCCCTGTAAACCCTACAACACTATAGAGAAGGAACCATGAGAAAAGTATTTTGGAGTTTGGCTGCAACCCTTACAGTTACAGGTTTGTTTGCTCTAAACAAGAATGAAAATCAATCAGCCGTAGGTCATCATGCTGTTACAAAGACCGTTGTAAGTTGTCCAAACGGAGATACTTGGCAAACATCAATTGTCGTTTATCCAGATGCTGACAGACCCGAGTTTACTTGGTCTGTCCAAACGGATAATGTTTCATGGGGGCCGGATAAGGTAGCTATCTCATCTGAGCCTTTCGTTAAGACGGTAAACGTACCCAACACTAAACTGAGTTACACTTTTACAGGTGTGGCTAAATGGTCTAATGGTGCATCAAATTCCTTCACAGATCAGGTATATAAGCGAGATAATTGTGGTGAGGAAACAACTACTACATCAGTCTTGGAAACAACTACTACAACCACACCAATTGTAACAACCACTACTTCAACTGTTATTGATACAACCACAACTACGAGTGAACCTGTTGTAACTACAACTACGATTCCAGATACTACAACAACTTTTGAAATCAGCACTGTAACAAGTGAGAGAGTTCTTCCTAAAACTAATTAATAAACAGGTGTAGTCTGATATCGGGCAGACAATGGGTTCAAGTCCCACTACACCGCTACAACCAAAAACAGAAAGGTATCAAAATGAAAGAAATGCTTGTATGGTTAGATGTGGAGACAACGGGTTTGGACTCGGACTTTGATGATCTACTTGAGATTGCTGTGTGTATTACACCTATTTACTCTTTTCAACCAATCTTTACACTAGATGTACCTTTGACGTTTTCGCAAGACCCAAATATTTTAATTATTGATCCAGTTGTTGTAGATATGCACAATGCAACAGGTCTTTGGGAAGTTTGTAAGAATTCTCCGCATAATTGTAACACCATTGATCAGGTATTGGCTGCTAATATTCAAAGACTTGGTTTGGATACAGATGCGGTTTTGTATCCCGCTGGTTCAAATCCTGGTTTTGATTATGAATGGTGTAAGCATTTCTTTCCCAGGTTCTTTAATTATCTTTCACATCGTAAGTTTGATGTTTGTTCCTTAAAGATTGCCCATAAGATTCAAAGAGGGGAAGACCCTGATTTGTCACACTTGGCAGTTAAACCTGCTCATAGGGCTTGGAATGATGTTGTTACCTCCATGAATGAGGCTGCTTATTTTCTTGGTATGCCGCCAGTAGATACTGGTGCTGAGGATATTATTCTCATGGCTCAGCACGTAGGCAAGCAATTGTGATTTACGTTATTATAGTAGTTGTGCTTATATTGGCCGTTTTAGCAGGAGAATACCTATGAGTGATGAAATTAGTGATCAGATTATTAGAACCATGAACCGGGTTATCTTGGGGGAGGTCGCCGAAAACCCTAGCTCCAGAATCATTAACCTGGACAACATCTATCCACAAGTGTTTGATTGGATTAGATCATTGCCAGATATGCAATGGGCTAGATTCCCTAATCAAGATTTGGTAGATGTAGAGCGAAATGCTAAGTGGTTTGTTTTTGAGCTAGAGAGGTTTTACGCTCATGCTGTTCAACACTCCGTTTAGTGCATTTACAATTAAGCCACCTTTTGATTCAGGGGTCTTTCTAAGAAAGTACGAAGATGAAGACGGTGAAATTAAGAATTGCATTGGTATTGCGTTTGCTACCGAAGAGGGCTTTAATTTTGCAGCAGAACTAGTAGATCATGAGTCATACACACCTGAACTATATGAAGAGCTTGTTAGAAAATGGACTGACTTTATGGCACTACTTCCAGGTAGTGAGGTAGTGCATGAACACTTCGATCAAGATTAGTCCAAGTGGTTTAGGTCTATTCACTAAATGTAGAAGAGCTTATTGGTACACATACAATAGAGAACTAGAAAAGAATGTACCTAAGGCAGCACATTTTGAAAAAGGTACCTATGCCCATTCTATTGGACATGAATACTATGCAGCTTTAGAAGCAGGCCTACAGCCGGGCAACCCTATTATGCTTAAGCGTTTGCAGAATAGGACAATGGCCGATTTAAAAGAAGCCATGTCTTTAGGTTCCCCATCTAAGACTCAAATGATTAGAGATGTGTCTGCTGTATTCCTAGAATACTTGAACAACTATTCATCAGATTCTGATAGAAACATAAAGGTGGAAGGTATTGAAAGATACCTAACACATGATTTTGAAATAGATGGAGTTAAGTTTACGCTACACGGATATGCGGACTTGCTTTATCGAACCAAAGGTGGTACACTTGTTGTACGCGATTTGAAAACTGGTGAGAATAGCAGGGCATGGAGTGAGTACAAGGTAAAGATTAATGCTCAACTAATAATCTATCTTTACCTAGCAAGTAAGTTGTATCCTGAACAGCAAACCTTTAGAGGTGAAATCCTGTTCATGCTTACAAAATTCTTTAAGAACCCCACGCCACTAGACACTAGATTTAAACTACTGACTGTTTCGTACACACGAGACGAATTAGAAACAGTGTTTAAAGAGTTGTCTAGTATCTTGGTAGAGGCAGCTACACTTACAGAAGAAAAAGCAGTAATGGCAATGGATAAAGACGCCTGCGCCGGATGCCAGTTTTCTGATTTGTGTGATGCCAAACTAAGAGGAAAGCCCGTTGAGCCTCTTATTAAAAACCTATATAGAAAACGAGAGAACTCAAATGGAACTAAACCTGTCAAAACTGACGGAGAAAACGCCGGACAACAAGCACCGGAAGGTTTCACGTTGCGAATTAACTTTTGATGATGGAACTACAATGGTCCTAGATGCGGACGACAATCAAGGTCTTTATACATCTACAACGTACAAAGCCCCTAATTCATTACTAACTATCCACGAGGTATTCATTACACATGGGAATTCTTGATAAAGCTGTAGCCGCAGATGAAATCCCTAATTGGATGAAACTGCTTTTATATGGTCCACCAGGTGTTGGTAAAACTGAATTAGCTGCGTCTGCCCCTGACCCTTTCTTTGTTGATATGGAAAGGTCTACGGAGACATTGCGTAATCACCCCACGCTTAATAAAACACCTGTGTTTAGACCAACCTGTATGGATGATATCTTTCAAGTAGTGAAAGAGTTTCCAGCTTCTAAGTTCCAAACACTTGTTTTGGATACAGGTACTAGAATGCAGTTCTTCCAGCTTAGGGAAAAGATGGTGGAGGTTACAAAGAATGGTACTAGTGGTAGAGATATTTATCTACCTCTGTTTCAGGAGTATAGAATCTCTGCTGAAATGCTAGATCACATCTTTGTTCTTTTACAGGCAATGGAAAAGCATGTTATCATTGTGGCACACGAAAGAATCGTCACTAAGAAAATGCCTGACGGTTCTGAAACCCATGTTGCTACTTTGCCGGAGTTTACACCGGCCGTTGCTTCCAAGATTAACGGATTGCTTAATGCAACTTTCCATCTTTCTGTAAAGAATAGTCCCATTGTTGGCAAGGGGCCTTCCAGAATTCTGACGGTAAATCCATCAGGAAAGATCGTAGCCAAGAACCGGCTGCGAATTCAAGAAACCACAATTGAGAATCCGAATCTTCGGGAAATTTTCAAACTAACAGAAAAGGGTAAATAAACTATGTTGCTTGATCTTGACTTTACAGGTGTTGAATCTCTCGCAAAGCCGGAGTATACGCCAATCCCAGAAGATGAGTACCTTTTGATTCTTGAGGGAATCGAAGTTAAGCCGTCTAAGGCCAATTCAGCTAACCTGGTGGCTCATTGTAACTACACCGTTTCCGGTGGAGATTACGATGGAAGAAAGCTCATGGCTTGGCAGGTTGTGGGTAATACTTCGGGTGGTCTTTCTGAGGAACAAAAGGGCTATGTAAAGTACTGGCTCGAATGCCTTATGGGTTCTGAGATTGACGGTTCTGTTTCCATTGATCTGAGCGATTTGGTTGGTGCATCTGTTACCGCCAAAGTTCGCATTATTGATAGAAACGACGGCAAGAAAGACGCCAATGGCGAAATCATGAAGCAGAATGACATTCATTACTTCATTAATCCGCTCCAGGCTTAAGGAGTAACTAAATCGTAAGGGGCACGAATATACGAGCATGTGGCTGTGCTTGATCCCTGTTCGTGCCCCTTACTTAGTTAGATTGGTTAAACATGGCAGACCTTGATAAGTATCTTAAGTTTCTTTATGAAAACGATGCGGGTTTTGTATACTCCCCTGTAAAAACAAAACAGGGTGATTGGGAAACCCATTGGTTTCAGTGGCCTAGCCAAGAAGAGAAACTAAAAGATCACATTCTTTTTGCAAAAGAGTACGGAAACGTATATGTTGCTCCGGCATTATTCAGTGCTAAGACAGCTACCAAAGAGCACGTCTTGCATACTAATGTTGCTTGGATTGAATTTGATGGTCAGAATCAGATTGCCTTTAATGGTATTCCACAGCCGGATATGGTTGTGCAAACAAGCACTGACACTCACCAACATTGTTTCTGGAAAATTGAAAAAACAGGTTCGTCTGCTGTAGAAGATGTAAACAGGCGGTTAACTTATCATTTACAGGCAGATGGTTCGGGTTGGGACTCTACTCAGGTATTGAGACCACCGGATACAACTAACTGGAAAAATGGCTTACCTGTAAGATTGGTTAAGTACGAAGTTCCTATCTTAAAACACAAGCTATTTATCTTTGATAACGCACCTACAGTTGTTTCAGCCCCCTCATTAATTACATATGATGATCTGGAGCCTGTAGAAAAAATCATTCCTCGGTATAACCTACCTGAGTCATTAGTTAGAATGATTACTACTGAGATTGCAGTAGAGCCCCACCGATCTACGTTTTTAATGCGATCAGGTTTTTTGTTGGCTAGTGCTGGTCTTACAGAAGTAGAGATCGTAGCTTGTCTTTTTAATATCGACCACAGAGTAAAGAAGTTTGTCGGTAGGTCAGATCAACTAAGAAGACTATCAGAGATTGCATCTATTGCACTCTTACAGGTGGTTTCTACAAAGATAGAATCTTACAGCCCCCTTGATATTATCAATCATCAACACGACCTAACTTGGTTGGTGGATGGTTGGTTACATGATAGGGGTATTATGTTAGTTTCTGGCTCCCCTGGTGTTGGCAAAACACAATTTGTTTTGCACATGGCTTTCGCATTAACAACTGGTAGTAAGTTCCTAGACAAGAAAGTTACAAAGCCTGTAAAGGTTATGTTTCTATCTTTGGAAATGTCTATTTTAGAATTGAAGTACATCTTCAAACACCAATATACAGAATGGGTTGAGGACGAAAAGCACCACATGTGGTTAAATGCTTTTCAAACATACTCACCGGATGAAGTTCTTTCTCTAACAGAGATTGAAAAGCTGATCAAAGAGTGCGATCCAGATGTTTTAATTATTGACTCACTCAGTGAATTAGCTGTGGATGACTTGAAGGAAACAGAAGCCCGTCGCATTATGTCATGGGTTCGTAGAGTTCGCACAGTGTATAGTACCGCTGTGATACTCATTCACCACAACCGTAAAGCTTCTACTGGCAACGCTAAACCTCGTAAGCTGTCTGATCTTTATGGGTCATTCATCTTTGGTAAGTTGTCTGAAACCGTAGTGTCTTTGTGGGATACGGAAAGAGATTCGGTGCTAGAGCTAGACATTCTTAAAGCTCGTTTTGGTTCTAAAGATACAATCAAATTCACTAGATCAGCTAATCTAACATTTACTAAGGTGACCAATGTTAATAGAAACCCCGGACCAACTGGAGACACTAACCCGTTGCTTGGCTTCCTCACGAAATAGAATTGTAGTAGATACTGAAACTAACGTAACAGATAGGTATCACGAACGTTATTGTATGGGAATCTCAATTGAGGTAGGTGGGGATACTTCCTATATACCTGTAAGACACGATTCTTGGATGACACCTAATGCACCTAATGTTTCAGTACCTTCGGACCTCTTAACGGCTGTACAAGCCGAACTGGTGTTCCATAACGCCAAGTTCGATCTTCATGTGCTTCAAAGACTAGGTGTAATCATACCTAGATCAGTTAGAGTGTACGATACAATGATTATGGCTCATCTATTGAATGAGAACCATAAAGACTATAGTTTGGAAGTTTTGTCTAATCAACTCTTAGGGTCCGGTAAAGAAAAAGATTTAGCTAAGATTTGGAATGGTATTTGGGAAGAAATGCCGTCTTTCGCAATGGCTAAGTACGCTGAGAGAGACGTAGAAAGAACCGGAAAACTGTACGATCTGTTTAAGCCTATTTTTGGAAACTTTGAAACTGTGTGGAAGGTAGATGAGCAATTCATGTACCTTCTTCAAAAGATGGAAGCAAAAGGTCTAATCGTAGACAAGGATGAAGCAAAACTTTTACAGGATGCTACGATTAAACGTATCAGGGAAATTGATACAGAACTTGGGTTCGATCCAGCAAAGCCTTCTCAGCTTCATAGAAGACTATTCTCTGAACCACCAATTGGTCTTGGTTTAGAGATAACGCAAACAACTCCAACAGGTAGACCACAAGTAAACACTAAATACTTGCGTAGTTTACAGCACCCGATTGCTGGTCTTTTATTAGAACGATCAATGCTAGCTAAGCAGTTATCTTCTTACTACAATCCTTACTTAGATTTTACAGAAGGCCATGACAGAATCCATGCCAGCTTCAAACAGCACGGAACAGTTACCGGACGACTTTCATGTGCTGACCCAAATATGCACCAAATTCCCAGAGAATCCCCTATTAAGAAACTGTTTCTACCTGAGCACGGTAAGCAGTTATGGGAGATTGACTTTTCGGCACTTGAGCCGAGGTTAGCTGCGGTATATAGCAAAGAGCCTCTCTTATTAGACGTCTTTAATAACGGAGGTGATTATCACCAACTAACCGCAACCTCTTTGGGTATTGTTAGACATATGGGAAAGACAGTTAATCTTTCTATGCTGTATGGCGGCGGTGCTCCTTCTTTAATGAACTCTTTAAGATGTGATTACGCTACGGCTTCCAACCACGTTAGGGGTTACTGGAATACATATAGAACACTAGATGCGTTTAAAGAATCTGTTAACTATGCGGCTGAACAAGCTGGTGAAATCAAAATGTGGTCTGGAAGATACAGGAGATTCCCTTACAAGAGTGAGGCAAGAAAAGCCTTTAACTCCCTTATTCAAGGCGGGGGTTTTGAGATAGTTAAGCAATCAACCATGCGGCTTGATGATGCTGGATTTGATATCCGCAACCAAGTTCACGACAGTGTTTGGATTGTTGTAGATAACGAAAAAGAAGTTATAGAAGCAGAGCATGTTATGTCCGATTGGACCAAAGAAGCATTTGGTCTACACTTCGCAGTAGAAAGCAAGAGGTTGAGTTAATGAGACCACCAAGAGAATATGCTGTAGAAATTGATGAAGGCAAATGGCGTCAACACGCTCTGTGTAAAGAATTACCAACAGAAGTAAGTTGGAAAATGTTTTTTCCTCATCCCGGTAGATATGATGCTGTATCTGAAAAGGCTAGAAGAGATTTGTGCGACGCTTGCCCGGTTAAAAAAGAGTGCAATGAGTATGCTGTTGTAAATCAAATGCTCGGTTATTGGGGAGGAACCTCGGCAAAAAAGCGCAGATATATGGAACCAAACTTTGAAGAGTTTGGAGAAAGATATTCTAGGGGTTTCGTTTCAGTGTTCGACGAACATCTAGTAAAAAACCCACCCAAGCCTGAAAAAGAAAAAGAATGGTATGATTACTGATGGATAAGGAAGCTACATATAACGTGGCTTTAAGAGCGCCTTTAGATAGTGATCAAATGGAATTATTGATTACCAAAAGATATCCAGAGGCTCTTTTTTACTGGACCAAAGATATGGAGTGGAGACTAGTTAAATATACAGGAGAGCGAATCACAGATTTACCAACTTTACCGGGTCAAATGCTACATACTCTTAGAGTAACAGAAAAAAAACCATTAGGCGTAATTGTATTAAGCTGGGCGGTTGGTGTAGTAACTGTTGCAATACCTGACTATGAATTTAATCTGGACTGCAAACCTGATCCTAAAATGTCAACTTTGTTTGAAATACAAAAATTCCTAGATCCGTTTTATTGTAGATGGGATATGTCATGAAACTATTTGCTTTGCTTTTGATCCTTCCGCTTTCATCTGCTCCATCAGATATTAACTTAGATGGTGAGAGACATGCGATTGCCACAGTGGGGGCTGTAAGATTAAATCCGCCCGAACCACCTGTTCCCGTAGGTATTTGGGGACAACCTTTTGCACCCGAAGGTTTATCCGATTGTGATGAGATGAATTTTTACAGGGTTCAGTGGGGATTGCCTGAATTGTTTAGCGACCAACCACGAAATGGTCCAAGAAGTTCTTGGGGCTACGGTTGGAGGGAATCCAATTGTAGAAACGAAGAAGGTGTTAGAACATATTGCTGCTATGGTTATTGGCAGATGTATTTCGATCAGCATATGGAAGACCATAGAATGAGTGTTCGTTATGCTGCTTGTGAGATTGACGAAATTTCTGATTACAATGGGGATGAACCTTTGGATAAGCAAAAGCAAGCATGTGCGGCGGCTGCACTATATGACTTGGTGGGTAAATCTCCATGGAAATTGTAGCAGGATTTGATCCCGGTCTGACAACTGGATTTGCTATCATATCCATTTCGGGCAAAAAAATAACCCCTGTAAGGGTAGGTGAGATTAAAAATGGTCTGAAAGGTTTACAGGAATTTAATACTATTCTTTCAGAAGTAAATCACGTAGCCATTGAAGGTTTTTTGGTGCGACCAAAGAACGCTCGTCAAGGTTCTTTTGATTGGGACCCGATGATTGCGCCACAAGTAATCGCACAGTTAAGGACGCTTTGCGAACTTTCGTCTCTACCGTATAAGATTCAGCAGCCTTCGATAAAACCTGTTGGATATGGTTTTGCAAACCAGAAATATCAAGCGGGGAAGAAGGGGACACACTCACAGGACGCTCTGGCTCATGCGGTTTATTATGCTGTAACAGTGCTTGGGGCCCACCCTGTAAAAACCTCTTAGTTATTAAGGTTTGTCTTTCATCTTCTGTGTGACCAGCCCAAAAACCTTCTTCATTGTTATCAATGGCACTATTGAGACAATCAGTTCTTACTTCACATTCTCCACAAACCGATCTTAAGTATTTGATATCCTCTTTAAGATAAGAGAAAAATCTATTTGTGGGGATTTCCATAATAGAGCATAGTGCCCATTTACGCCAATCTTCCGTCATGTATGGCAGTATACCACACCATCATAGCAACCACTACTCACCAGGAGCATATTTATGCCAACTTCTGACACAGAAATTGAAAAGCTGCTCGAAAGAGCCAAGTCTTTAGTTAGAAAGACTAAAACTAAAGAAACAAATAAAAGAAAACCTTGTTCTAGTTGTGCTTTAGATAAGCCCTTGTATGTAGCGGGCAAGTGTAAAGAATGCTACCTAAATGGTAGAGAGCTTAGAGAAGAAGCTAAGATTGGTAAAAGGTGGATTTCCACTAACGGTCTTGAATACACCTATACTCTTAAAGATGGAAAAGCATCTGTAGCGCTTTACAGCCGTGTAAGAATGGCGGAATTACTAGGGCGAAGCCTCCATCCTTATGAGATTGTTTCTCACAAGGATGGAGACAAGGCCAATAATAATGATGATAATCTTTATCTAACGTTTAGATCAGGGTTCGATCTATCAACCCTAGTCTGTAGTTGCGGCATTCATTACACAGATGCAATGAAATCAGCAGCTTCCTTGAAAGAAGAAAACTCCGAGACAACTCGTCCAGTGGAGTCTTTCACTCTAATTGTAACCCCATCACCTCTCTCAGAGAGATAAACCTTAAAGCCCTTTTCAGAAGCGTAGTCATCTAGCTTCGTAAGATTGTCTTTGAGTTGATATCTTAAAGAGGTAAACTGAGAATCTTGCATCTGCTCAGTAACATGAGTTAACGGAATACCGAAGAAGTTAAGCAGTTTGTCTGTGCGACTCTTATCCGCTTTTGTAAGATTATCAATTAGAGGGAATACTCTGATGTTACTCTTAATCATGTCCCAACCACCATCAATCTTCTTACCTGTAAAGGTGTCTTTTTTAGACTTAGCTTCAAAAAGACCCTGGATAAGAGGCGTTAATTTGTCAACCGGGTTAGTGCTTAGGTCCTTAAAGATGTTGGTAGGCAATACACTTGCTGTAAAACCATATGGAGAATCTCCATCAGTTAGTTGAGCGAAGCCACCTTTTTCCAAGTAATCAGGAAGAAGCATGTTTCTATTACCATCTTCGGATGGAGCATAGTTTTCTAAAAAGTTCTGCACCTTCCCCATATGACTTGGGGAGATTAAGGCCGCCTCCAAAATCGTGGGGGCGGCCTTTCGCAGATATGTATAGAAAGGCATAACCCTCTTCATTACACCTTTTTCAGCACGAGTTAAAGCACTGTAGTCAAACTTGTATTTGTTAACTCTAAATACGGCCGCTTGAACCGCAGCGTCTAAAGCCCTTTGTGGGTCTTTATACTTTAACTTAGCAGCTGTTAACTCGTCATCCAAAGCTCTCTTGAAGTGAACTAATCTACCCCAGTCTTCTCTTTTCTCAGACATTTTAACTAAGCCCTGGGGCCAGTTTCTTGGGTCGCCTATAACCTGAGGAACCGTTTTTTCAACGTCTGCTCTCTTAGAGAAGATGTTAATGTCTGTATCCATGAATGTGCCAGAAGCTGCATGTTTTTCATACAGGCCCAGCAAATCCATGTAAGCCATATCTTCCCCGCCGATTTTAATCGTAGAGGTTCCACGTTTAAACCACTTGCTTGTAATATCGGTGTAATCCTTTGGCTTTACACCATCCATTGCACCCATGAAGAAATCGCTAATCATGTTTCTAACATGGAAGGCAGGATAAGGAAGAGTGTTTGCAATCTTGAAGAAGCGGGTCATCTTATCAACAACCCACAAAATATCTTCGTCTGCACCTCGTTTTAACATCTCGCTAAAGTCTTTGTAGACCTTTTCGATATCGCTGTCAATAACGATTCGTTCTCCCGGTTTAAGCTCAATGCCAGCCGGAAGATCTTTTTCAGCAACTTCTTTTAATCCCTTAGTTCTGGCCTCTGAAACAGATGACCTAGTTCTAATACCAAAGTGATTTACAAGATCAACTCTAAAATAGTGCCTGGTTAATTGACGGCCCTGCTTGGCTTTTCTGTATAAAAGATTCTTAAAGATATCTTCTTCTACTTTTAAGCCAGCTTTCTTAGCCGCTTCCACGCCGAAGCCCACATGATTTCCGTTTTTTAAGAAGGCTTGTTTACGAGCCTCTAAGAAACGTTCTTTAGACGATCCGTGGGTAACTCTTCCTTTAATGTGGTAATAAGCATAGTTTTCTGCTTTAACCGCTTTTGCACCTTTTCTGATGCCAGCCTGTAATTCTTGCTCCCACATTTCTTGGTTGAGTTCACGGATGGCGTTCTGAACCTCTTGAAGACGCTCGCCAGCCGGCCCATCGACCACAGTTCCTATATCAATCCCCTCGCTTGTATACCGCTGTAGGAGCCGAGCATCCTCTTTAGATACCCCATGACTAATGTCAACTACTTGTTTACGGAATGCTTTGAAAGCGTCAGTCATATTAGACCGAGCGGATTGAGCTAAGTTAGAAGTTACACCAGGCAAATGATGGGAATAGCTAAATGTCTTTTGGAAGGTAGTTTTGCTTTTAGAAAGAGTATCACCCATCCTAGCAGCTTGAGGATTTCTACCTACAAAGCCTTTGATTCTATCATATGGAATTTTGTTTACAGGGATTGGAATCTCTAAGTAATCAAAGTCTCTCTTGACTAAACCCTTCTTGTACCTCACACGAAGAGTAGGAACTCTAGCTAACTCACTATCCAATGCGCCGATGACTTTGTTAAAGACAACATCGGTTTCATCATTAAGTGCTTTAGCAGCGGCCTGTCTTGCTTCAATTAAAGCATCATCAAAAGACTGTGTTCTCTTAAAGTTACTGATGTGGGCTTCATAGAAAGCCGCAAACAATGGGTCCTCTTTGAGTGTTGCTAACCTGGCCTGGCTTAAAGGCTTACCCTTTTCAATAGAGCCTGTAAACTCTTTGATCTTCTTTTCAAGAATATTTGAGTAGGTGCTTCTAACTTCTTCTCTAGCTGCTTGAGCCACAGATCGGTTAGCTGCATGACCCCCTAAAACCTTACCCTTGTTAGGTCCACCCCTAACTTCGTAAATCATTTTAGAAGCTCTATCTACCACATTATCCACAACATCATCTACTACAGGAGTTACGCCCTTGCCCCGCATTTTATTAGGAAGAACATTAACTCTTGTAGCTTTAGAAATAGCAGTGCCATCAACAGCCTCTCTAACAGCCTTATTTACTGAGTGATTAACTGCATCCATACCACCTTTTTTAAGAGCTTGCTTGCTACCATTTCTTACAGCGGTAGTCACACCAAAGCTAAAAAAGGTTGTAGGGTCAAAGGCAACATCTCCGGTAAATCCAATGAGCCTCTTTACCCATAACGGCGTATCTTTCTTTGTATCAGCCATTTCTTCAATATGACCAATACCATAATGATCCTTACCTGTAATACCTCGACGGGCACCATAAGCAATATCATCACCGATAGAGTAAAAAGGCTCACCTTCTTTTACAGCATTTACACCCTGATAAAGAGCATTGGTAACCGTATTACCGGGCCTACCAAGAAGCTCTAATCCATTGCCAACCGTGTTAGTAATACCTTTAGGAATTACGTTTACGGCCTTTACTAAACCACCACCAACTGAATCAAGAAAGCCTTTATCTTTAGCCTTAACCCGTACACCTTCCATCGACTTAACGAGTTCAAGAACCTGGGCTGATCTTACAGGATCGGTTGAAGGCTTTAGAGACAATTCCTCAGAAGTAGTTGTCCCCGCAATCTTGGGGGCTTTCTTTTTCTTGGAGGTTAGTCCAGCAATCATAGAACGCATCTCGGGAGTGATTTGACTATCAAAGGTTTTTGAGGAATAGTTTTTCCTTACATTGCCATTCTTGTTTCCAACTAGTTCATTGAACTGGTCATTAAACTTTTGACGTCTTTGCTCATCCCAAGTAGCCATCAGATTTTCTTTTTACCTTTAGTAGAGGTTTTGTTGGTTGTGGCTTGATTTCCATATGCTCCAGAAATCTTAACAAGAGCCTGCTGTGCAGCAAGTGCTTGTGCGCTTCTGGTTTTGTTTACATAGTTTTGAAGACCGGGCAAGAATCCAGTTGTTTTCTTTTTACTCTTGCTTCCAATATATGCCTGTATATCGGAAATGGCCTTTGTAACATCTAATCCAGAACCCCTGTAAAACTTATCAAACATAGCCTGGGCTGCGGGATTGCCTTGCAAAGAGTTAAAGGCTTCAACATCCCCAACATTGTTAATGGTGTTACTTTCAGAAGCATCTAAGGTAGTGGAACCGGAAGAAGAACCTTTTCCTTTACCTTTTCCACCACCGCTTTTACCTCCACCTCCGCCGCCACCACTACCACCTTGCATAGCAGCTTGCATTAACTCTAAGGCTAAAGCATTCTTTCTTGACACTTTGGCAGTTTCTGCTTCTGCAAGAAGGTTCTCAAACTGAGAACCTCTTAAAGCTTTCATCTTATCAACGTAAGCTAAGTTGGAATCTTTTTGAAGATTAGATAGGTCAGCAATACCTCTTAAGTTGGCATCATATTCTTGACCAATTTTTGTAGTATTTAAGTCAATACCAAGACCCTGGGCATTCTTATTTACAGTATCTCTAGAGCCCATGTAAGTGTTGTACATTGTATCAGCAGAAGAACCAAATTGCTTTTTAATAGCTTCTTTGGCTGCATCATGTAATGCTGCGGTATTGGTATTACTACCCTGTAAAGATTCGACTAACTTTGCATAAAGGGCATCAATTTGAGAGTTACCTGTAGCCAAAGGGTCTACCATAGGACCAGCTAAAGCAGCTGAGCCACCACCTGATAAACCACCTCCACCACTAGAAGAACCACCGCTACCACTACCGTATTGTCTAGCTAAAACACTATTGGCTAAACGTGTTTGGCCGGCAGTGTGACGCTCACCATCTTTTACAATGTCGTCTAATTTCTTGGGCTTTCCGGGGTTTTTTCCAGCCGTATGCCGTTCTCCGTCTTTGTTAATATCAGAGTAGGGAGACGGTTTTTTTGGCTTACTGTTAATATCAGGAAGGTCTACACCACGAGGCTGGTACTTTTTCTTCGGGGGTTTCCAATCAAACGGTGCCATTACTTCATATTCCGTAACTTGGCCTTAGCAGCTGCTGCCAGAGGTGTAACTTTTACAGCGGGCGTTTTTGGTACTCTGTTGCTCTTTTGATTAAAGAGGTTTTTCATACGCATGATGCTGTTCTTAGTTTGTGGATTCATTACATCACTCCTACTTTTCTGGGGTTACTAGAACCACTTGGGGCAATTTTCTTAGGTGGTGCTGCCTTTTTAACAACAACCGCACTAGGTGCTGCTTTTTTAACAACTGGTGGCTTAGATGCAGAAGGTGCAATCGCCGCTGGTGGTTTTGCAGCAATTAAAGCCTGGGCGGCTGCGGCTGGTAAAGATTGTTCAGGTGTTGAAACAATTTGAGAAGAAGCAGATGACTGAGCACCATTAGCTGCCAAAGTGGAAGGATCAGCAGTATTAGCAGCAGCTGCTTCTAGCTCTGCTTTTCTTAAATTGTAATTAGCTTGAGCGGCCAATCTTGCTTTAGCAATAGCAGAAAGGGCTGCGTTATTATCATCAGTTGCTGTAGCTAACTGACCATCATAAGCAGTATTGGTATCTACCTGTTGTTTTAAAGCAATTCCACTTTGAAGAATTCCTCTAGTAGAGGCATTTTGATCCCCTGTTTGTAAACTCTTTCCACGACTCTTTGCAAGGTTTTGTAGTAACTTCAAAAAACCTGTTTGCTTACTTTGCTCTTGAGAGTCAAGATCAGCTAAGGTAAGACCTAAACCATCTAATAAATCAGAGAGCTTACTCATACAAGGTTCCTCTTTTTCTTAAGTCCTCTTTTGAGAAGGAGTTTAGCGGCAGTCGCCATATTCGTACCAGCTGGGTTAGGGGAGCCACCTGAATACACGGGCTTGCCTCTGGAGAATACACCCCTAGAGGAACGTGCGTCCATTGGATTATTATTTTTTGACATTTAGGTCTCCGAACTAATAACGAGTCTTGCAGTAGATGAATTATCCACACCTAACCAACCTGGTCTACCAGTGACATATGCAGAAGAAGATAAAACCTGGAAATTTAAAAAGTTAGCACTACTATCTGGTGCAACAGGATTCATACCAGTGACTGGATAAATTCCTAAGTTAGCATCTATAACTCTAAAAGGAGCAATCCAAAAAACACCTGGAGAAGAAGTTCTCATAGGAACAGGAAGTGGTACTAGCATTCTAAAATCTGTAGTAGAGATAGCCATACCTGATGCAACTGTTTCAAAGAGATTACCTCCCCCTCCTAAAACATTAAGATACCTTCTACAAACAGTTACTGTTTGTATTCTAGGAACAGTCTCTAAGGGTGTTGGTGTAGTACCAACCTCTAATTGCGCCCCTGTAAACCAAAAGGAATTATTAATGGTTGAGAAACAGTTTACTTGATCTTTAATTCTACTAGTCCCAGAAGCAGCAAAAGTAGTCCAACCAAACTCTCTATCTAACGCACCGTATGTCGGAATGTGACCAGCTAACCAAATGTTAAAAGAAAACCCATATGAAGAACCAAAAGGAATCTTTGATCCACCAGTATCAGGAGGAATGGCAATAGTTATTTTTTGCCACACTAAACTGTCGGTAATCGTAAAGGATCTAGTGATCCGTCTTAATGAGTACAGATTCTCTAATTCAAAAGTATAAATACCAGTTTGATTAGCTTTAACCCAAAAGGTTGCTACCAGTGGAGAAGCATATGATGTTCCAAAGTTTATTGGATATACTCTACTTTCCTCTAAATTCTGACGCAAAAGAACATACTGATTTGCACCGAGTGTTAGGGCACTTGTTCCTTGAATTTTTAATGATCTAGTATTAGAAAGACTGGCCGGTGCATCAAACGTTTCTACAGTAGTATTTACTGTAAAAGCACCTGCAATAACCTCTTGCTGCCAACGATCTGCATGAATGTAAGCAATATTGCTACCAGACAAAACTGAAGTACCTCTTTGTACCACAGACATATGAGAATTATCAAGCAAGTTCCTATGAGGCAAATTAGCTAAGTGAGCACTTAAATCCTCAGATAATGCGTGTTCATGGTCAGAGCTAGACGCAAATTTAGAGAAGCCACTAGTACCGGTTCTATTTGAAATAGGTCTTGGTGTTTCGTTAGTTACTTCCATCTTGATGATTTCTCTCTGTTTCGTTACCCATCATATGTACAGACTTAAGTTTAATATAGGGGTTTTCTACAGTGCTTGGTGACCAAGCTCCACCGGTTTCTGGAATGTCTAAAGTAAACTTAAAAGCAACTCTTCTGTTAAACTGAGGCATAGGCATCTTAACGAAGTTATTTCTATCATCGTTGACGCCGCTTACAGGGGTGGTAGAAAGAAAAGTTGATGTACCTACAATATTACCATCAACATAATGAGTGTAATAAACACCTGCACCTTTTAAATACACATCGAGATAACCATATAACCATCTCTTTAAAGTACTGAATGGTTTAGAGTGCCACTTAGTAAACACAGAAACAGTTTTAGGTCTATTAGAAGTATCTGGACTGTAATGACTGAGCCCCAAGAAGTTACTGTTAGACCCTTCTTCTCTGTGAATATATGCAATAACTGATCTAGGTTTATCAGGCGAATTATGAGTAAACAAAGGACCAGCGGCACCTACAACAGAAATAAATGTGTCCTCACCAAATTCCTTTTCAGGAGTTAGAATTAGTTGAGACCAGGTTTTACCATTATTGTAATATACCTTAGTATTAGAAGCAGCAAACGTCCATAGTCCACCACTGCTAAAGAACTTCGTGACCACAAGAATGAATCCGTTTTCAAATGGGAAAACAGCAGCCGAGTTATAGGTTGCAAACAGATCAGAGATCGGATAATCAATTTTGGTAGACCCGTTCTCACTGAAAGCATAAATAGCGGTTCTGTCAGTAACGATCAAAGAGTTCTGAGTTAAACAAACACCAAATTCACCGGAAGCTCTAATTTGATCAGTCATGAATTGCAAAGACCAGTTAGTAGGATCACCGTTAGGATAGAAAACATATACCCCAGCCTGAGTAAACAAGTACACCTTGTTATTTACAGGCACTGCTGTAACTAAAGGACCACCGCCACGAGAAGAGGGCATTTCAATAACATTAGTAGTGGACCAAACTTCTGGATAACCACCAACAGAAGCTAAATCTGTGAAGTAGATTTTATTACCTGCAAGAGCAAATAACCTATCTCCGTAGGTGAAAATCTTAGTCACTCCAGAAATAGTAAACAACAAAGTGGTTGTTAAGTTAGGCGGAGAAAAGGAAGCTGTGTTGAAATCACTAACTCTGTAAATTTCTGTCTTGGCTTGATTACAGGCGTAGTAACGATCTCTGTAGCTAGTCATGTCTAAGATTCTACGAGAAACCACATCTAAGCCTTGTTCCATTCCCTCATTAAAGGAACCTCTGCCCGAAGCCGTACTCCAAACTCTTTGTCCTGTAGGAACAGTGTTTCTACAAATAACTAGGGTAGGGGTTGTCTGGTTCGCCGTAGGTGGATAAAACCTAAATAACTTAACTGTTTGGGCATTTAAATAATCAGGGGGACGACCAGTGTTAACGCCGCCATCACTAATAGGTAGTCCAGCATCTGCTACTGCCATGTTGGTTAAACATGGAACAAAATCACCTCGATCTTTTAAATGACCCAGGTCATCAACTTCCATGTTAATCAACTCTTGAGAAAACCCATCTGGAATAGCATCGGGAGTGTCTGAAAGATACAGACCTTTATCAAAAGTAATTACAGCTGTGTTTTCTCCATAAATCATGACATAAACCCGGTTTCAAAAGGATCATCACCAATGGTGACATATTGATCTACTTTGTCGGAGGCTTCCTCTAATTGATTAGAGATAGCACCGTAATACTCATTTGAGGCTAACTCAACAGCTCTGTAGTTTTGAAGTCTTTCATAAAAACGCATTTTGCAAAAAGAAACAATGGAATAATGATAGGCAACAGGAACACCAGGTGTATCCGTACCAGCAGTAACATTGGCAGGTACTGCATAGTAATGAGCAAAGATAGTTGTAGAGTCTGTTGGAGCCGGTTTCGGAAATAGTTTTATACCGGCTTGTTTAGTCCAGTAGAAATAGTAAGGAACACCAATTTCATCTGGGTTAATATACAGGTTATCTAACTGTTGTAATGTAATGTGAGTCAGAGGCAAAGTGTCATACAGGACTCTTGTAAACTGGATAAGTGTACTATTTAAAGCCCCTGTACTAAAAGAGCTAGCAGGAGAAGAAGCTACGTTAGTATTGCAGTTCGTTTTACGAATGATATCTAAGACAGCTTCATTAATCCAATCGTACACGTCCTGTTGATTAAAGCTGATGAAACCATCATCTCCAACAATTCTTTGTACCATTCTAGTAATATCAGATACTAACACCTAGACTCCTTAAGTTAGGTAGGTCTTGTCATTATTTCTACTTACAACGCCTCGTGTTTCATCAAGGGTAACCAAATCACCCTCTGTGTTTTCAAACTTAAAGGTAGTCTTTTTATGCTTCATAGCTGTGGCTAAAAGGTCTGCCATTTCAAGGCGCTTCTCCTTGTACCTGGCTTCCTTTAATTTAGCCTGAACTGATTCCATTGATTCAACCTTGCTCAAAGCGTCAAATCTATGCTGATCTGCTGCAACAACTCTATCATACACAGAAGCATTTAATTCCCAGCATTCAAAAACTCGAACGTAAGAACCTGTTCTTGTATCAAACCAGCAAATAACATAAGGTGCATCATTGATATCACCCATGTCAGGATCAAGACAAAAGATTTCTAAGTCAGGGTCGTACTCTTTAATTCTTTCTGCAATACCTAGAACATCTCGTTCCACGATATTACCATCCACAATAACATGCTCTCCATGTCCAGGATCAAAATACATTATACTTTTCTCTTCTTTCTAGATCGAGTAAAACCAAGAGCAGAACCTGTTCCCGGTATATCAATAGAGACACCTCTGTTTAAAACAGAAACAGTGTGCCTAGTTAAAACAACACTAACACCAACGATAACATTTACAGGTCTGTTTGTAACAATTATATTATTAACAGTGATGGGATAAATTCCAGTAACTTGAATAGCCGGGGTTCTATTTGAAACCACAAACACAGTTAAGGATAGATTGACGTTTACAGGCCCCGAACCTGGCTGACCGAAATAAAAATCCCTTAAGGCGGCTCTTAATCCGGTTTGTTCAAAACCAAGTGTGGAATTAATAGGACCAAATAGACCTGTAGAAAAACCATTTCCCGAAGCAGGCATTTAGCCCTCCCCGACCATTACCGCCCCGTTAATTGCAACAACGGTACCAGCAACTGGTAAAACTCTTAAGCAAAGAGCAGTACCATCAAAACATCGTGGAGCAATACCATCCCTGTAACCAACCTGTGATAAAACAGGAGGAGAAACATAACCCAGATTTCTAGTTAATACTAATCCGACAGCGCCTGCTCCATAGGAAGTTCCTAATGTAATACTTTGAATACTTCTAACACCGGTGTCTCCGGCCTGTAAGTTAAATCTTACCATTGTACCTAAAAGAGCAGTGGCTGGGAATGATGGCATAGTGCCAGTGCGTCCAGCAGTACCAGCACTATTAGTATAACTAATAGTGGTGTTTGTTATAGCTGTGGCGTTTGTAGTAGCCGTATAAACTTCCAACCAAGCCTGTACACCGTTTCCATCAGTTAAACCAAGTTCATCTCTTGCAGGTAAAGCTACTGGCGTAATCGCCTGAGCGGTTAAAGTAGTAACAACAATACCACTATTCTGCCAAAGCCTATCATAAAGCTCGAAAGTAGTCTGTCCAGTAACTCCATTACAAGAAAAACCAAGTAACCGGGCTTCATTTCCTGGTGCCGCGTTTACAAAAGGAATAACACCTGATGTAGCGTTTGTTACAACTTGGCCATTTAAGCCAACAGATGGCGCCACACCTGCACCAGTTACTCCAGAGAATAACCAATAACTATGCCAAACACCAACTGATTCCACAGTTACGTTTGTCTTACCATAAGCCCTGTAAGAACCGCTGATAGCTTTAGCAAGTTTGTCCGCAGTGTCGATAGCCATTATTGACGTCTTTTCTTTCTAGTCTTAAAAACAGAAGCGGGGACACTTGTTCCAGGGATAAAAACAGAAGCAAATCTATTAACAACCGTAACCGTGTGTCGGGTGAGATTAACCGTAGCACCGATAGAAATACTTACAGCACGATTAGTTACTGTAATTACTTTCAAGGCTAAGTTTGCAGGAATAGTAACTGCTCTGTTTGTAACTGCAATAGTGTGTCTTACGAGATTAACGGAGGCCCCATAAGAAACAGAGACAGCTCTGTTTGTTACAACCATTTCTTTAAGTGTTAACAAAGGAGATGCACCTGTTTGTACAGTTACAGCTCTGTTTACTACAGCAATAGTCTGTCTAACAAGATTGACCGCTGCACCTAAAGAAACCGACGTAGTGAAATTAGTTACAACAATAGTTTGTCTAGTCAGGTTAACATTAGTAGGAGATGACCCAACATCTACAGTTGGAGCACGATTAGTGACCGCAACCGTATGCCTAGTTAAGTTAACATTTACAGGGGAGGAAGCCGTAGGCTGTAAAGCAATTCTGATACCAATGTACGAATCACCCGTAGCATGGGTTACTGCTAAAGTACCAGTAGCTCCTGCTGTAGCTTTTGTTTCAGAATAACAAGCTACGCCGCCGCCATCATAGTTATCAATCTCATTACCGGAAGGAGAACTAAATCCGTTGTTGTAACCAGTCAAAAAACTTAAAATGATGGCATTATCTACAGTAGTAGTAACACCAGTAACCGCCGTAGGTGTTCCAGCGGAACCTACTCCCGTGCCTAAGACCTCAGAATCCACACCTGAGAAAGTAATGATTCCCGCATCTAAGTAGTTTGTACTGTCCCAAATTACATCTACAGATGTTCCTCCTTCGGAACCCGTAGCCACTCTTCTAAACAGACAACCATTAATAGGGTCGCCCGCTAAATAATTGAAGTTTGTAAGAAGGGTGAAACCTGAGGCGGTAGCTGTGGTAGAACTAGAGTTGTAATTAACTGCCCAGAGATATATATAGTCCCCGGCTACCGTTCCAGTAGGTTTTGTAACCGTAATAGTGGTTCCAGAACTTACAGGCCCGTAACCGGAAGCAATTCCTCTTCTTGCTACGGCCATTTCAAGTCCTTAAATAGTAATCTGATAAAGACCAAGCACATCAAGGACAATAGTAAACACGTTTGAAACAACGATAAAGTCGGCACCAAAATCAATACCATACATTAGGTTATTTCCTGCTAAGGCGTCTGCATAAATGTCCGCATACCTAGCAGTAAAGGATACACCTGTCCAAGAAGGGTTATCCATATCAAAAACAATTTTAGTTGGAGAACCTGAGCCAACAAGGGTTGGAGAAGAAACAGCCAAACCACCAGCAGTGTAACCTGCTGAAACAACTTCGTTTGTAGAAGTATATGCTGAATCGGTTAACAAGTTTGGTGCTCTGGATGCTGTATAAAGGGCTGTTTTGTTAGAAGTAGAGCCCCAATCAACTGCAAGTTGAGTAGGGTCCATCATATCTACAAAAGAAGTTACATAAAGGCCACTAGGCATTGTTTTCCTCGTTTTCTAAAATCATGAACATATATGGCTGTTGAATAACAAGAGGATCATCAGCCGGCAACTTATCTAAGTTAGCTCGATAAGAAGTGCCTCTGTAATAAATATCAGTTAAACACAGAGCCATTTTAACCGGAGGCTTTTTAGTAAACCAGCCCATTAGTTACCTGACCTATTTACAGTGGGGGATACATTAATTTCTGGCATAACATAAGCCGATACAGTACCGTCTTTGTGGTACATTTGCTCGCCAACTTTTGAACCAGTTTCTTTTGATCTAACATCAACAATACGTCTAGAACCAAAAGAAAGAGACTTTAACTTTTCTTTAAAATCATCCATTACTGCTCCCTAGTAATCAATACCTGTAAGTTCAAGGTTGATCCTGCAACTGCCCACATATCATCAAAGGGGCCAAGATCAATAGAAATAGAAGATGCTGTAGGAATTCTAAGGCCATTCGCAACAGATACAGTCGGACCACCAACAAAAATATCTGCACCGGAATCGTTTCTTAAAATAACAGTCTTAAGGTCATGTGTAGATGTACCACCACTGACTAAGAAAGTAGGAGCAGTGGTAACGGCGACAACAGAAGTACGGACCATTATAGGCCACCTTTCATAAATGAAAAAGGGGAGGGAATTACCCCTCCCCTTTCCCACGATTGATATAGTTGGATTAAACTTCGGTAATCGTAGTCATCTTGGCATGAGCATTACGCTTGTGAGTAACAAGCTGCCAATACTGACGAAGAATAGCCTCGAAAGCATCGAAATCATGCACATACTTAAGAACGCTACCATCATCGTCAGCCCAATGCCACGGCTTATTACGGTAAACCTTAATCTCGCTTTCGTCAATGAAAGTCATCGTGCTGGCCGGGCAGTAAATATCCGAAACAACCGGAATTTCCTTTTCGTAGTTAAACGCCAAGCCAATAAGACCGCCCGAGAATTCCTTCGGCTCGTTGTAACGACGAAGTGAAGTCATCAGGTTGAAATATGCTCTACGAACACCTAACGAACAGAAAATAGCGGACGGACGAGAACCACCTGCAACACGAACGTTATCACACGAACGAATCATAGCAGCCTCAGTTAACGTAGTGGTAGAAGCATCAACCGGGCTTCTCCAATATTCGTTACCAGCAGTTGCCGAGTTAATATTATGAACCGTACCGAGGTTATCAGCTAACTGAAGAATACCATAAGGCTCTTGGTTAAAGTTACCCGCACGAACAACGTTGTTACCAACAGCCGTAGTAACTGCAACATCTACGGTGAAAGATGCTGCACCAGGAACGGCAGTAACAACAGTACGGCCTGAACCGGAAGCAATTGGAGTACCAGCGTTATCGGTAATATCAACAATCATACCGACTTCAATAATAGAAGTAACCGGAGCGTTAATGGTGGTGGTAGCAGTACCGATTGCTGTACAACGAGAAAGAATACCCGTAGCACCAACCGTAGTTGCCTGGAAGTGACCCCAAGCAATTCTTGCACTATCAATACCAATATCCTTCTTAAGCCCATCCATTTCCAAATCCGCAGCATTAGCAAATGCCTTGGGGTTAGAATCTGCAAGAGACATAAGCTGACCAGTTAAACGAACACGGCCATAACCGTACTTTAACTGTTCCTGAGCCTGCTGGTAACCCTGACGACCAGCAGCGGCAAGCTGAGTATTTTCTGAACGGTACGAAATACCCTGGTTTCTACGGTTACGAACCGGGAAAACAACATACTTACCGCCAGCAGTCTCAAAGACGCCTTCGCTGGACTCTTCAATTCTCTTTAAGAGAACCTTCTCTTCGTTAAGCTGATCGTTAATAGTACCCTCATAAACTTCCTTAAGGATACCACTAGCGGTAGTCATAGTTGCGGACATTATTATCTCCTATTGTTTGGCCCGCTCAAGCATTTGAGCGATGTAAGCTAATCTGTCTGATTTACTAAACTTAGATGGATCTGCCTGGCCATTAGGAATAGAACCTGCACCCGGTAAAACAATAGGGGCGGGTTTTCCTTTTCGGCTGCTAACGTTCGCATCAATTAAAGAATTCCATTTCTGAATAGCATCTTCCGGTGAAACACCGTCTGCTAATTGGAGTAAGACCCATCGGTCGTCAAAGTCTCCGTGCTCAGTATGCAGCTTAGACATAATTCCGTCAAGCTCATCCATTTGTGCTTTCTCAGCAACAGTCTGTTCATGAGCAGTCCATTTACTGCTTAAGTCTTCTAAAGCAGCCTTTAATTGAGCGACTTCACTTGAATCCGCATTTTCAGGTTCTTTAATCTCTACAGGTGGTTCATTGAGTGACATTTCATCATCCTCGTTTAGTTCTTCCATGATTTTACTAAGATTGTCATAGAAACCCTTAGGGTCTAACCGTAAGGCTTCCATAACTTCTAATGCTTGCTGAATATCACCAATATCGCCCAACTCTTTGTATGGGGCATATTGATTGTGAAGTTCTTGGAACTTGGTAGTTACGCCAGAATCCCAATCCTTCACGTACTTTTCAACAATGGGTCTATCTTGTTCTGGGATTTTACTTAAAAATCCATTACCTAAGCTATCCTGCGAAGGAGTTTCCTTCGGCTGAAGCTCCGGAATTACCAGCGGGCCCTCCATTTAAAATTCCTTCCTGCAATTTAGCTTGCTGATGTAAAGTGAAGTGAAGCAAAATTGCTTCTTTGATAACTGGCTCCAAGAACTCATACTCTTGGCTTACCATAAACTTACGGTGTTCAGTGATATGAACATCTGTATTATCCCACGGATTAATTGGGTGAGTTTGATATTGTGGCTCACCAGTTTGTGGGTCTAATTGAGGAACGTCCATCATCATAGGAACACCAGTTACAGGATTGGGCATCTCCTGCTTAGTCATAATAGGTTGGGGAACCTGCATTGACATTTTGCGGTTTTCTCTTTGAGCAGCTTTTGCATCCATCTGAATCTCATCCCACAATTGGTTTGTTTCAGACATTTCAAGATACTTCATACCCTGCTCAGGTGTAATGATACCCAGCTTAATCCATTCAGTTAAGAATGCCTGTCTGGCAGCCTTACTTCTTGGAGCCATTGATCCAGCTTCAATACGAAGATCAGTGTTGCCTTTAATATCAGCAGATTTAAACTGTACTGCTTCAAAAGCGCTGTTCTTAGAAACAACAGCAACTAACTTCTCTTCGTCCCAAAACTCTTGAACCAATTGAAGTAACTGACGACCCAAATCACCAACAGACTGCTCAATAGAAGCAACTGTAAGATGAAGCTTTGAATCGTTTTCCTCTTGAAGATAAGCAATGGCAGAAGCAGCTTCAATACCAGGAGGGGTTCTACCTTTTGAAATTTCATTTTGAGAAGCCACCTCGTCAATATCTCTTGCAATTAAATCTACTTCTGCAATAGCCATTGGGTTAGGGGGTGATTGTTCTAATAAGCGTGGCGGATCGAAACCTGGGTTTACAGGAATCATTAAACCAGGCTTACTACTAATCTTAGTAGGATCAATTGCGCCCTTAGTATAGGTAAGCATAGGCTTACCCATTCTATTTTTTGCTTCTACCATTTGAGAGCGAGTTCTATTATACTCCATTTGCAATGGAATTAACTCGTCCACAATTGAAGTAGAATAGAAGCCACCAGTAGGAATGTGGTCCTGTTTTACAAAAGGAAACTCACCATGTTCATATGGGAAATCAGCTTCACTGAAACCGTTTTCATTTTTGATGTTTGGAAGGCCACCTTCCTCCTGTAAAGCCCTGTAGACGTAGCTAACGTTCCCATTAGCTAAGACAAGCATAGCGCCTCTGGGGTAGTTCTTACAGGGTTTAACCCACACCTCAATGACATAGATCATTCCACTTGAGCTAGAATAACTGTCTCTAATGTTAAGAGAGTGTAGAAATTTCAATTCAAGGTTAGAATCTGAGCCACCGGCTGATTCAGGTACATCAACACCATAAGTCTCTTTAAACTTGTCCCTAGAAATACCTCTACCATGCATAACATAAGGTTGAGCCTGAATATCTTGCTCATCTAAATTAGGAACAAAAATATGGAACGGAGATGGTGCGGCTAAGTTAAGGTCATACTCTTCGCCACTGATGGTTGCCTTCATAAAAGCAACTCCACAAATACTTAACCAAAAAGCAGCCTGTCGCCGCTTATGATTGAACTTGAGGGAATCCATTAAATGTTCAGCAATAACTTCCGCAACTCTAGCAGATGAAATATCAGCAGGTTCAGGTGTATTAGGCCTAACAAAGAACTGAGGCTCTGCGCTAGTAAACTTAGAAATTTCAGTTCTAACAATAGGCTTAACCTTATTACAGACAAGTCTAACCCTGTGAGAAGGTGCTGCGGGCTCTACTAGTCTTTGGCTAGACAAAGGCTTATTTTGTGGAAGCCAAACAGAATACTGCTTACCATTAAAGAAGGCCAAGTTAATATGCCATTGTCTTTCAAAAGGCTCTCTAAGTGCTTTACACTTGGCGAACTCTCTCATCCAATAAGCAACTTCTTTGTCTTTAAGCATTTCCTCAGACATCAAGGTCCTCCATCATTTCATCAATAGCATCCTCAGAAAGAATACCAGAATAATCCACAATGATTTCTTCTGGAACCGTATCAGTATCTGCATCATCGGTAGATAAAAAGATACCCTCTTTACTTAATTCCTGGTACGGAGAATCCATCAAATAAGACGAGCGGGGAGAGAGTTGCATCTTCACCATCTCCAGCAGTGTCTCGTTCTGTTTCTGTAGGTGTCTCACTAATTCCGCTAATAATGAGCGTTCCAGCTGTTCCGGTTCCATTTTCACTCTCTTTCAGGGAAGCCTTGTACTTATCAACAATAAACTGTAAATCCACACCAAATTCTTTACAGGCCTCAAAAATTAATTCAGCCTCAGAAATAACTCTAGACGCCTCATCAGAGGTATCATTAAAACCATCCACAACAGCATCGACAGTTTCTTTTGAGACAAACTCTCCATGTGTAGCGTTAACCATGTTACCAAAACATGAATCACAGCAGTAAATAGTGCCACCGAAATCCAAATCTACGCCAGTATCCATATACCATTTTCTACCTGAATTATTACTGGCACCACACCAATAACAGGTTCCAGGAGGAAGTGTTGGAAACTCATTTAATTGAGGGACTCTCATTTACCATTCCGATCCTAAATAGGAGTTGGCAGATTCGCCAACCTCATCTCCATATGTGGTAACTCTATCCATGTACTTTTCTGAGTTAATTGCAAGAGGTGCGTTTAAGACGTTACCAATTCTTAAATCCTCTTCTCCAGCAAAGCTAGGTGTGGAACAAATACCATACCTAAGTGCGTCCATTGCGTGGTCGTTTTTCTTTACAGGGGTTTCCTTCAAGTTATGTCGTTCTGCTGTTTTACTGTTGGTATACTTATCCCAACGATATCTGTTCAATTCCCATTTAAGAAATGTGCAGTTATTGCAGAAGAATAACATGTTCTGGCTTAACCGTGTAGAAACTCTCTGAATACCTGTAGCCACGCTGTTATTACCAGGGCTTAAATACAGACCCTCTTTACCATACTCAGCTAATGGAGAAGTTCCTGTAATGGCCTCTCTCTGACTCATAGCTGGATCACAAATAATCCATTCCAATTTATCAGTGAGCTTCAATTGTTCAATCAGTGCTAGAATGTCTCTAGCATTTTCTTTAACAAGCTTCTGTACGTGATAATACTCTTCATAGATAATAACTTGGCCTTCTGGCATAATACAACCAAGAAGGAATGCCGTAGCACCACGAAAACCGTGGTCAAGCATACCGAAGTGTTTACCCTGCTCGTAATAAAGTGGCCATCTATCTGAATGAATAATAGATGGAATCCAAGTATTAGGCTGAATGAAATCCTTATATACCAAACCACCACCGGACATATAAGTACCGTGTTGTCTAGCGGCCTTTTCTTGAGAACTAAGACCAATAGTGAGCACTTCAAGTTCGGTGGCAGAGATATGCTTGTTTTGTAGTGTACTAACTTCAAAACAAGCAATATTTGGATTAGTACCGTCTTTAGCCGGTAAATAAAGTCTATCTTCCGTCCAAGACATATCAAACAAAGGTGTCATGGTTACCCACCACGATCCAGCTGCATCAACTAATCGCATCATGTTTTCATTGAAAATATCTTCCGGTGGTTCTTCGTCGAACCACACGAAATCACGACTAGTACCGGAGAACTTATCTACGTCTTGATCGTAAGACATAAACTCAATGAATGAACCATTAGTTAATGTTAACGTTCTTGTACCTTTGGAGTAGGACTCCTCCCAGCTTCCATTCTTTAATAAACTGGGAGGAGTCCATCTCGCAATTTCCGGCATAACAACTTTCTCGATACCTTGAGGAAAGTCAACTGCAATTGCCCTACCTTTAATTGGAGGCCGTTTAGAATAAGTAGGGTGAGTTCCTGATAATCTCATAACGGATTCCGCACCACCTGCTACAGTTTTACCTGATCTGTTACCACCAATAATTAACCGACCTTGTGCCGGACTTTCATGGAAAGCAATTTGGTAATCCTGTGGTTTGTAGCCAGAAATGGTAGGTCTTACAGCCGTTCTTCTTAGGGCTTCTTGAATTTGTGCCTGAATGTCTTGTACAGGTATTGGTTTAGCTACTTTACCCATTTGCTATCTCTTGAGTAACCAAGAAACTTCCCAGCTAAGCTAGACCACTTGGGAGAGGTGGCTAAAAGCTCAACTGCTCTAAACACAGCGTAATAAAGAGAACTTAAAACCAATGTAACGACAGTAACTAACCAAGTCCTATCAATCGAGGTGATATTGTTATTGATAAGCCATGTACCAATAGCTCCAACGATAGGAGGTACTAAGCTCGTTCTAATAAATGAGATGCCAAGTTCTTTTACAGCCGGACTCATTTCTTCTCCTTCTCTCTTAGTAAGTGCATAGTAATTTCGTGAACCGCTGTATGGAGTGTGTCTAAATTGGACGAAATTGCTTTCTTGTCCGCATGATCCTTTTCAATGAACACATCAAAGCGAGTACTCAGTGACTTTAGGATATCTCCGTTGTTATCAATTTTGTTTACGGTAGAACCATGCTCCGCCGAATTTTGCGCCTTTGTCTTCTGTACCATGACAGAAAGGATGCCCAAAATTAAAGTTACAGCAGAGCCGATAATACCTAAAGTCCAGGTTTCGGCGTTTGCTAACACTTTAATCCTTTACAGGTTGCTAAGGATTTCCTGGAACTTAGCTAAACCTTCTGCTGTCTTAGGTCCGTAAATACCATCCACCGTGTACGGATACAGATTAGCATCCTTGAGCATTTGCTGGAAACTTGCAACAGCCGCTTGAGTCTTGGGGCCATAAACACCGTCCGCAGGACTTTGGTTGAAACCAAAGAAAATGAGGATGTTTTGCAAATCAAAAACAGCACTGTTCCTGTTACCAATAGTTAACGTTGGTGCGGGATTATTAAACACCACAGGATTAGGGTTGTAATCAGCAGAAAGGCTGCCATTATCCACCAGTTTCTGTAAGGCTTCGCCGGGGCAAGCTGTTGCTCTAATTTGTCTGTGACCAACTACTTCAGTACCATTAGGGTACAAGTACAAACTGCAAGCTCTTGCAAACTTGATACCTTCAATCATGGCCTTAGTAATCTTGTCATCTACTCCAACAAGAACTAAAATTGAAACGTATCTTCTGTTCATCATTGGATCAGAAGCAGAGTTTGCTCCACCTCTGTTAATCAAACCTCTACAAACAACAACCTCACCCGTCGGTGTGACAGCCAGGTTATACATAATGTCCGAGATTCTCTTAACGTCCATGTCGTGCGACATAACAGACCGGAGCAAATCAAATGGGTCGTTATTAGCGGTAGTTTTCATACCGGTGTAGTGAATTGCCACACCCTTAACTTCGGACGCTACGAAATTGGGCAAACCGTCTACTTCGTCATCTAAGTCTACTTTTTCATTTCTCGGAATGCGGCTCGTCCAATCCGCTCGGTTAACTACCTTCATGCGTTTAACTCCTTCAAAATAGTGACTGAATCAAGTTCATCAGCCAGCTCGGCTAAAATTACAGGGGATACTTTAGATGCTAGAAATTCCATCATCTTAGCAATTACAAGCCCAAGGTTAACTTGTGTTTCCTGGTTAGGTCGGTAAACACCAGTCATCTCGTGAACGTGTTTAATTGAAGCCAAGTCCCCTGCTTCAACGTTTCTCGCTAGGCTAGTCTTGGCACTCAGTAATACTGTGCCGAAACTTTCATCCAGCATTTGCTGGTAGTATTCTCTGTATTTAGGAATTCTGAGGAAACCTTGCCACTGCTGCGTTGTCAAATTCGCGTCCTTGAGTTTTACAGGGGTTGTTCTTTTATCTCCTGTAACAGTCATCAAGTTGCAAGCTAGTACAAATTCAGCTGGAAACTCATCTTCATCAAAGACAAGCTCAAAAGGAGGTAAACCCCGTTTTTCTAAGGCCAAGGAAATATCAGTTAAAAGATTTTCTAACTCTTCTGAAGAAAGCTCGAATTTTTCCAGTAGTACGTGCTTCTCAGGGTACTTACCTGTAAGCATTTGACTTGTCTCACAAAAAGTGAGAACTCTTGTTCGTGTGTCGCTAAAAGCCATTTTCCACCTAAAATTTCTGTAGGTATTTCAAAGATACAATGTTTTGTTACTTTTGTAAAGTTTTGAATTTTAAAAATAATTTTTCAGAAGTTTGTGTATACTTAGGTGTTACGAGCACTCACTACGTTCGTCCATCGCACTAGTGGGTGTGGGGGATCAACCTACCCCCTCCCCCCATGAATAGGAATGGTTCCTATTCCCAAATAATAATAAGTCTCAATGGTATTGATGTCTTGTTGCAA